CACAAACTTTGCACCAGACACAGAACTCTCACTTACATCCGTCGCACTAAATGATGAATTAAACACTGTCGGTGCATTTGCACCATCTGCAACAATTAACTTGTTGTTGCCATCAAAGTTAAATCTTTGGAATGTGTACTTGCCTGCACTACTTCTACCAGTATCTCGCTCTGTCCAACTTGATCCCCCCGGAGTAGCACTAAATATCTTTTCACCTCTCGCTGCAACAACACTCGATCCGAATGTTGCAACCATCAAGACCTCTTCACTTGAATCACTTGTTTGTGGTACAACGGCTGTAACGTATTTACTAAAACCAGTTATTCTTCTGTAGCCACCTTCAATGTCAGGCTCAAAGTTAAGAAGCTCAAGTGCTTGACCGGGTTTCATTATGAATGTAGATTGGTTAAGGACTAACCCACCTTCACATACAAATGGAAACGCACCTGTCTGACTTAGCTCTGGCATTAGACGGCTCTCATATATAGTTGTTTGTTAATTAATTCTACACGCATACGTTTGATTGATTTTTCAAACTGCATCTGTGCAAGTTGTGCGTTTTGCACTTCACCACGTAAAGTAAACGCATAATACTTTGCTCGTTCTATTATTACGTTTTCAAATCTTTCAGGTATAGACGACTCATCTGTCGCACTACTTAACGCTGTGTGTGTGGCATAGTAATAATATTTTACAGTGTATGTTGCTTTATCAGGCACAGGAGACAGACCAATATTGTTCTGTGGATCTTCGTAAACATATACTGGTATGGCTCGTGAGTTACCTGTTGGATCTGTGTCTCGTTCGTGGTAGTTGTCAAGATACTCACTATAAGTTATGAACTCAAGTGTAATTTCTTTCTTGTCTGCAGCTTCAAGAAATGTAAAGCTATCAAAGTCTACAGTTTTTGTGTTTGTTGTGCTTAGTGCAGATCTAGTATAGAGACGTGTGCCTGCAGTGGTTGTGAAACTTTTATTAACAACTGTAAAGGGCCACTCGGTATCTGCATTTATTATGTCATCTATTGCACGATTAACATAATCTTTTACTGCAGTTTGTATACCCCTTGATGCAGAAAAGTTAGAGCTTGTTAGCTCTACCTCGTTTAGATCTCTTAGTACGTTGTTGATTAATACTAGATAACTGCTCGCCATGTTTTAGCTTCTCTTGGACTTTTTTAGTTTCTAAATAGTCTTTTCTTTTTTTGGCTTTGCGAATTGGACTATTTAGTTTTTTGTTGATGTCTGCTACTTGCTGTGGAGTCAGTAGTTTGTAAGGTTTGGTATCAATCGGTATCAGTAATCGTAAATTTTTTTTTTAGTTTGATTACTCGGTACTTACCCACTCTTACGTGCTTTCTTTAGTTGTTCTTTTGCTCGTCTTGCTATTGCCACGACTTCTGTCTTACCCATCACTTTTGCTCGTTGTTCCATAACTGTAAGGATTTGTATTTTTCTCGCATACGGTTTCTTGATTCTTTTAACTTTTGCAACCGTTGCTCTAGCGTCAGCAGATGTAGCGAACTTGATGCTAACTGTGTCTTTGGGATTCTCATCTGTGTATAAGCGTCTGTCGCTACCTTTTGGCTTTTTGCCTGTGCCAACTCTAGGATCTCTTTTCTTCTTTTTCACTTTCTACTTCTTTCACTACGTTCTGCATCATGGTATTTAAAACTTTTAGTTTTTCGTTTGCATTTATGACTTCGTGTAGTGCTTGATCGACCAAATTTAAAGCTGCGTTATTGTTGTTTAGTACAGCTTGTGCATTTTCAATTTGTAGTTGGTATTGAAAAGCTAGTGCTTGTGCGGCTAGTTTCTTCATAGGGGTACTCCTTTTTAGGATTATACAGATAGACTATTGATTTGTCAACATTTACCTGTTAAAATCTACCTAACCACTTACCTGCAAACCACGCTAATAAACCTGCAAAGAATACTATAATTATAAAAGCAATGCCGTATCCTAGATACTCCATAAGTTCTTCTTTACGCTTTTGTGCCATCTTCTCTTGATATCGTCTTGATTTTCTAGCTTCAGCCTGAAACGATTGCCAATCTTGCCAAAGTCCGGGTCTGCCTAGATAAATCATCATTTTCTTGAGTTCTTCTTCTTTTTCTTTTATTTGCTCAAGAGCCATGAACTCTTCTAAGTCTGAACCCCCTATGCCTTTAGCTTTCTTTTTCTTTGCTTTTTTTTCCAATTCTTCTTTTGAAAATACAAAATCGCTTATATGTTTCGCACATCCACTTAGTTCTTTTCCGTTGGACACGAATTGTTTTATGACACTGAAAGCAGCGTTGGCCGCAGCTAATTCTGCTAACATGGTATTCCCCTTACCTGTTTATTGGTTTACAATATGCTGTTATCTTTTTGTTTCCATCTTCGTGTGGTATTGCAGGTTGTCTGGTTAGACGTTCTGCAAAATACAAACAATCATCGACACTTTTAAACCTTTGTGTCTGATTCACTATCCTGTCGTCTATCATGAAGATCAGTAGAAACTCTATCATTGTGATGGCAATCGCAAGAACAATCCTCGCAGTCGCAGTCGTAACATTCGCAAGTCTCGCATCGCTTCTTATCCTGTCCACTCATAACCACCTCTCATCATCTCTGCTAAATGCTCACTACGTTTACCAACTTGTCTTGCCCAACGTGAGTCAAGCATCTGTTCGCTTGCTTCGTAGAAATCACCCACCTCGATAGCTCCCCACATCTTAACAAATTTCATAAGACGAGGAACACCCATATTAAATCCCATATCTACGAGACACATTTGTCGCACTTGGTCAAGTTGGTTTACAATAGGTTTTCTTTCAAGTAATTCTTTTTCTACAATAGCTATGTCGTTCATGCAAAGATAGTAAGCTTCTTCTTCAGTAAGACCTACCTCTAAAATATCTTCAAGTGTCTTACCTATGTAGTCTAACTCGGTATCTGTGATACCACGATCTTCAAGATTTCTTCCGATGCCGATCGTGCTTATGCCTAAACTGTCTTTATAAGGTTCAAGCACCATACCCTCATGCTTGGCAACCATCTTTACAAACTCATTTAACTCATACTTCATATTCTGCTCTTCTACCTCTGTGTACTTTACCACCGTGATAATACGCTTGTATTTCACCCCCCTCTGCAGCTTTCTTTTTTCTTCTTCTACCTGATGCTGTAACAGACCACTTAACAGCTTTGGGACCTGTCTTTTTCTTTGCTTCTTGTTTACTTATCTTGCCTGCAACAGCTTTGGGTCTACACGCAGGGTAAGGTCTAGACTTCTTCTCTTTGCCAGACCGACCACACTTCTTGCCAGTCTTGACATCACGCCAATCCTCTTTAAACCACTTTGTTAATCCCCCTTGTGGTTTGCTCATTAGTAAGTGCCACCACGTTTCTTATACTCACGCACAAGCCAAGCATTTGCATACGCTGATGGATATACCTTAAATTTCTTCTTGGCCGCAGCTTTTACTGAAGCGTAAAGCTTTGGATTCTTTGGCTTTGAGCCACTTTTCTTTTTAGTTGGTTTCTTTTTTGCTGCCATGTTACTTTCCTTTTTTTAACATTTTTGCTGCTTGACCTACACCTTTTATGCCAAACGATGCAGATATAGCTATATATAATAGATACTGATACCAGTCAGGTAACGTAGCAAGAACTTGAAACCCCTCTTTGACGTACTCTCTCATTCCGGGGATGAACACAAGTATAGCAGGAGCTAACAGAACTACCAACGCAAATTCGTCTTTCCAAGAATCCACTGTAGCATCTGCCATCTTACCTTCCCATGCAACTTTACCTGCTGCGACTTTCTCTGCAACAGTAGCACGAGCTTTAGCTTCTGCAACCTTTGCTTCTCCGTCTGCTTTAGTTTTTGCAACTTTGTTTTCAAACCATGCACCTGCTAAGTTGGCGATAGGACCTATAAGTGAAGCTAACATTTCCATCGTCTCCTTGCTTGTCGCAATCTACTATTAGGGTTCTTGGCTGCTTTGGGGAACTTTTTCATTTGACCTGCAGATCTAGCACAAAAGGACTTACGTCTCTTTGCATCTTTGCTCCCCGGCTTTACTTTGCCAGTTACAGCAGTCTTGAGTTTACTGCCGGGGTTTTCTCTGCGATACTTGGCAACACCTTTGGCAGTCATGCCTGCACCCTTTTTAGTAGGGCGTTTGTCACCACTCTTAATGGTGTAGCCTTTCATGCTCCCACGTTTCTTGGTCATTGTTAAGCCTTTACTAGCTTCATGCCCATCTTTTTAGCAGCGGCTCTAAGCTGTGCAACAGTCATTTTGCCACCTGCTTTGCCACCCTTTTTCATCATGGTTGGTTTTTTCATGCCACCTGCAGCACCACCTTTAGCCATGTACTTTTTGGTTTTGCCGCCACCTTTCATCATCTTCTTGGCTTTGCCACCACCCATCATCATTTTCTTTTTCATTCGTCATCCTCCGAATATAAGTTATCAAATGTTATTGCAGGATCAAGATAAGTCTCGTGAATCTCTGCATTGTGTATGTACTGGCTTGGTCTAAAATCTGGTGGACCTTCCCCAGTTTCCCAGAGTGCAGGACTTGTTGCCCTTACTCTGTTGTTTGGCAAAGCAACAATGTTGCCTGTCCAATCTCCTGCA